TGATCATCTTAAATGATGAGCAGGGTTCCCCTGAGTGGCTTGCCTCAAGACTGGGCAGGCCATCAGCCTCAATGTTTGGGAAGTTAATCACTGGTAGTGGTAAGCCCTCAAGTTCAGCCGAGTCCTACATTAACGAGATGATCGCTGAGAGATTGACTGGTCGCAGTAAGCCCTTCTTCACCAACGAACACATGGAGAGAGGGAACGCACTGGAGCCAGAAGCTAGGGAAGCGTATGAGTTTATCACTGACTTTGAAGTGGTAGAGACAGGCTTCATCCTGGATGACAGCGAAGAGTTTGGCTGTAGTCCTGATGGTTTGGTGGTAGACCACAGTCTGGGACTTGAAATAAAATGTCCCTCTGATTCGGTACACGTTAGCTACCTGAGAGCAGGTAAGGTACCGGCAAAGTATTACCAACAAGTGCAGGGATGTATGTGGATAACTGGGAGAGAGTGTTGGGACTTCATGTCTTACCACCCAGAAATGCCACACCTGCTAGTAAGAGCAAGACGCAATGAGAAGTTTATTGAAGCAATGGCCGAGCAAGTTCTGGCCGCAGTTGAAACCATAACAACAGAGACGGAGAGATTAGTATGAAAGTTGGATTAAGCATTAAGTTAGACGTAACAAAGATCGACAAAGAGCGACTGTTTGAGGGTGCTAAGGGTACATACCTTGACCTGACTACCTTCATTGATACTGCCGAGCAAGACCAGTACGAGAACAATGGCTTTGTATCTCAGTCAACTTCATCTGAGGAACGTGAACAGGGACTCAAGACTCCTATCCTCGGCAATGTAAAAGTGTTCTTCACTGATGGCGAAGCAGCTCCTGCCAAAGCTACATCTGCTGCCCCTGTCGATGAAGACATTCCATTCTAGTGGAATCCCTTGGTGTAGCCATCTGCGTAATAATAGTAGGTGGCATTCTTACTGGCTTAATTCTGATAACTCTTGATAGGCAGAAAGAGTGGAAGGCAAGGCGTGAGCATAGTAAGAAATAAATTGTATGCCAAATTTGGTATGTTAGGTATGATTTTATATCACTACAAGTCACCAATGGCTTGCTATATAATCCGCCCCTCTACAAACTACTGGGGTTTTACTGTGACTATCGCAATCATTGTTGTAATATGTGGCCTAGCCGCTATTGCATACCAAGACATGGCCTCCTAACGGGGGCTTTTTTAATGGAGTAGATTATGAAGCACATGATTATCCCTGACACCCAAGTCAAACCAGGAAGTAGCCTGAAGCATTTGGAGTGGGCAGGCAAGTATGCTGTAGAGAAGAAGCCAGATGTGATCGTTCACATTGGAGATCACTGGGATATGCCCTCGCTATCCAGTTGGGATGTAGGCAAGAAGTCCTTTGAAGGTCGTCGATATGTAGCTGATGTAGAGGCAGGCATTAATGGCATGAGAGCATTCCTTGACCCAATCAGGGAAGAGCAGAAGCGACTGATCACTAACAAGCAGAAGCAATGGAACCCTAGACTGGTCTTTACCATGGGCAACCATGAGCAACGCATCGAGAGAGCAATTGAATCTGACGCAAAGCTAGAAGGTCTGATAGGGTACAAAGACCTGATGCTCAACGAGCTAGGCTGGGAGGTCTACAACTTCCTAGACGTAGTAGTCATTGACGGTATCGCTTACTCGCATTACTTCACCAGTGGCATCATGGGTCGGCCAGTCAGCAGTGCCAAGCTGATGTTATCCAAGAAGCACATGAGCTGTGTGATGGGTCACGTTCAGGATCGAGACATTGCCTTTGCTAACAGAGCAGACATGAAGCCCATGATCGGATTGTTTGCGGGTATCTTCTATCAGCATGATGAGGACTACCTGACAGCCCAGACCAACAGTAGCTGGCGTGGTGTGTGGATGCTACATGAGGTCAATGATGGGCAGTGTGATGAGATGCCTGTGTCCATGAACTACTTGAGGAAGAAATACGAATGAACTGCTGGATATGTAATGAAGAATTAATTTGGGGTGGTGATCACGACATTGAACATGAGTCCGAGTATTTCCATACTGTGAGCAATTTGTCATGCCCTAATTGCAATGCTTTTGTTGAGGTGTACCAGCCAAAGGAAGAAGAAGTATGAGCTATCTAAATAAGCAGGAAGGTGGAAGTCACTATATGCAGGAGATACAGCCAATCGAATACATCTACAAAAATAAGATTGGTTATATTGAGGGCAACGTAATCAAGTACATCACCCGTCACCGTAACAAGAATGGTGCTGAAGATATTCGCAAGGTTATACACTACTGCGAGATGTTGCTAGAGATGGAATACGACGAGAAATAAATATCTGAATATGCTATAATCGGGGCATGAAAAAAGACAGTCTACTATCCCGAATCGGAGTCTCTGGCTACAACAAGCCCAAGAGAACCCCAAAGCACCCCACCAAATCTCATGTTGTGGTCGCCAAGGAAGGCGATAATGTGAAGACAATACGCTATGGTCAGCAGGGCGTGAGTGGTGCAGGTGCCAATCCCAAGACAGCCAAGCAAAAGGCTCGTCGTAAATCCTTCAAAGCTCGTCACGCTAAGAACATCGCCAAGGGTAAGATGTCTGCTGCGTACTGGGCCAATAAGAGTAAATGGTAATCTTATGCCAGGTATGAAACAGGGCATGACTCGCCCAGATGGAACTAAAAAATCTAATCGCGGTTATCTTGGACAAGTTAAGAGAGATGATGGCGGAGTTATGACTGAATACTCAACGAATGTTGATGACATAAACGCGGCCTTTGGTGACAGTGGGTTTTCCCGCATAGACGAGCGCGGCATAAGGGTTGTTGATTTCCCTACCCTTGTCCCTACCTTGACTAAGGAAGAAGTTGAGACTCTGCGAACACTCCCAGAAGGCGAGCGTATACCACGAGGAATAATAATTAAGGCAGCAGATCATGCAGCTATGAAGCTCCAGAAAGGAGAAAGCCCCTTCTACCAAGACAAGAAAAAAGATAAGTCTTTAATCAAAGCTGCTCCTCCGAGTGCAAAGAAAAAACCAAAGAGTTTAATCAAATAAGTGGTGATCCCATGCCTATGGTAGGTAATAAGAAATACGCATACACTCCTGCTGGTAAATCAGCGGCAATGAAACAGGCAAAGAAAACTGGCATGAAGATGTCGTCTAGCAAAAAGAAAAAGAAATCAATGTTGAGTAAATAATATGAATGGCATATCTTTAGCGGCTTTTGCTGCAAGTAATAGAGGGAAACTTTTTAAAAGTGAATCCCGCAGAACTCCAGCTCAAGGTAAAAGTTTGTTGTCCCCAGCTAATGCTTCTGGCTCTGTTGGTATGCCAAGGCTAAAGAAGAAAAAGAAAAGATTAGCTGAAAGTCCTGCGCCAGTAAACAATGGCTACTCAAGAACTCTAGGGTAATACAATGAAAGGTCTATACGCAAACATCCATGCCAAACGTAAGCGCATCAAAGCAGGCAGTGGCGAGAAAATGAGAAAGCCTGGAGCTAAGGGCGCACCTACAGCTAAGGCATTCAAAGAATCCAAGAAGACTAGCAAGAGTTTATTGAGTTAATGTCAAAAAAGAAAACCACAATCTCCGATCTTATTAGCCAGCAGATGAATAAGGTTCCAACCAATGTTAAGTTGTTTGGTGAATATCTTGTGGGTGACACATCTGACATTACGGAAAAAGACTTCAAGCCAGCAGAGCTAGAAGCAATGAGAAAAAAGGTGCAGCAGCAGGACGCTCAGAACGTTGATGATGAGGCTCAACTTATCAAACGTATATCTTTCTTAAAATTAAAAAAAGATCAGCCCAATAGAGATACAGTTTTAAAAGATGGCAGAATGGTGCCAAAATACACTGATGAAGAGTTTGCAAAATATAATCAAAGCAACCTTGAAAAAGCTCAGGCAAAGTTGGCAAGCTATGATAAAGACAGAAGCAAAGTATCTGTGTCATACGGTGAAGCTGGCGGTGGTGACGAGGGTGCTGATGCTTTAAGCGCTCTAAAGAAAACCTTTACCTCTCCAGGTTACAATGTAGAAACATCTCTGGGTCATTTCAATGCCCGAAAAAATAAAGATGGCACTGTTACCATTACAGACAAATACGATTTTCTTGGCTATGGTTTTGACAAGCCGCAGAACATTACAATGAGCCAGTTCTTTGGGGCGTTAGCAAGAGTTAGAAACCCTGAGCAGCTTGGCACTTTAGTTGCTAGAACATTTATT